CTTTTTCTTTCATACCTTTTAAAACTAAATCTACAAGTCCCATATGAGGATCATCTATTTTAGTAGGCAATAAATCTAGATTGCTAACTATTTCATAATCTTCTACCTTGCTAGCAATTTCTAAAGTATTTTGATAGATATCTTCTCTTTTAATTCCTTGCATAGACATTGCCTGCTTCATTTCTTCATAAGAAAGCAAATGAATGTCAAAACTATTAAAAGACATTCTTTCTTCTGTCCACAGGTAATTTAGTCTTTTTGCCATGTCTTCTATTTTTATAGATTTTTCGTATGTTGCATCTTTTGCTAACTTGGTATGTGTATTTAAAATAAGCATAACTTCTTGTATAATTTTTTGATCTATAGTAGCGTGATGACAGTCTGGAGTAACCACCGACTTGATATCCATAGAGTCTGCTATTTCTAATAATTCATTGTTTAATTCTTTAGAATTATGTGGCATAACCTCAACATAAAAATCATCAGCAAATGTATTCTTAAACCACTTTAAAAGTCTTTTTGCTTCTGCATATTCTTTATTTTCTAAAGCCTTTGCTATAAGTCCAGACATGCAGGCTGATAGCACAATTAAACCTTCTTTATGCTTTTCTAATATCTCAAAGTCTATTCTTGGTTTGCTATAGTATCCCTCTGTCCAGGCTAGTTCATTTAATCTATTTAAGTTTTCTAGTCCCTTTTGATTTTTAGCAAGAATTACAATGTGATTATAAACTAAATCTAATGGTCCATTTCTTTCTTTTTTATCTCTTTTATCAAATCTATTATGAGTAATATAACCTTCTATACCAAGAATTGGCTTTATACCTTCGGCCTTTGCAGCACGATACATAGGGCGATGTCCAGATAAGGCACCATGATCTGTGATGGCTATGGCCGTCATTCCATTCTCTTTAGCACGTTTACAATATTCTTCAGGTGTAGCAACGCCGTCCATTAAAGAATAATGTGTATGAACGTGCAAGGGAATATAATTCAAGCCATAGCCTTTCGTTTAGTTTACCACTCTGCTGCTTTGGTGGTTGTAGGATTGCTGAAACCAAAATAAAATGCTTCTTGGTCAGCGTAAGGTAATTCACGAACAACTTTATCTAAATTAAATGCTTCGTGTGATCACCAGTTAAATGGTTCTGCATCTTGTTTTCCTGGAAGAAGAACATAATTTGTTTCTGTTCCTTTTCCATTTCTTTTTAATTTCCAAACCATATTACTAATGCTGTTGGAATCTGCAGCAAATTCACGAATTGTGCTGAATGTAGCAGTCTTACTTACACCCATGCTCCATACTGCAACCTTTGGCTCTTCTACTCCATTGTCAACTAAGACATTGCAATAAAATCTTAATCTTGCTCTCCAGCCACTCTTTGGTTCTTTTCTAAACATTTCGCATCCAAAGCAACGACCTTGAGACTCTGCTGTACAAGCAGCCTTTCTCTTATAATCTTCTGGATTTGTGTGTTCACTGATAACGATAGCAAGACCACGTTTTTCATCATACACAGGTGAATCTGCATCTAGTTCGCTGACGAATCTAATTTGTACACTTTCGCCATCGTCTAGTTTTAGCCAGTTTACTTTTTGTCCACTGGATTCTACTTTTGTTTTGTCAAGAACTGCTTCAATGTTCTTGAGCCCTTTAATTACTGACATATTTCTCCTTAATGTTTGCACTATATGTGTGCTTAATTTATTGTAGCATTGTGAGTACTGGATTGTCAAATTTTGCTACAAAACTTTTTAATTCTTCGTCTGTCATGTCAGAAACATCTTTCTTTCCTTCTGGAACATGTGCAATAATACATCTGTCATATCCTAAATCAGTTAGCAGTTTATTAGACATATTGGTTCCAGCCTCATCGTTATCTCCTAGTGCTATAACCTGTATAAAGTATTGTTTTAATAATTTTCTTTGTTCTTTTGAAATGGTTGCACCTAAAGTTGCTACGGCATGTGCACCAACTTGCTCTAGTCTTATTGCATCAAAAGATGACTCTACAACAAAAACTTTATCAACCCTTTTGTTTCTTGATAAATTAAACAGTGTTTTACTTTTAGGTAAATCTGTTGAATTTTTAAATTGCTTTCCCTCAACCGATCTTCCAACAAATCCTAAACATAGTCCATCAGGAGAATGTACTGGAATCGTAACCATATCTTGTGTTTGAGAATATCCTAATTTAAATCTAATTACACTATCTTTATTTATACCTCTGCCCTTAAAGTACTCTACTGCTCTTTCATTTTCAAGTGCATCTTTATGAAGCCTATCTATAATAGATAAATCAAACTCCTTAAAAATATCTATTTTTTGTAAAGAGGTTTCTAATTTTTCTAGTATTGTTCTAGAATCTCCTTTGGAATCTATTAATCTAATTGCTTCAAAATAAGATCTTGCTGTTGCCTGCATAATTACTTCTGGAAGTTCTTTTGATTCTTGACATGAAAAGCACCAGAATATTCCCGTATCTTTTGATACTTCTCCTGCTGGCGATCTAAAATTATTATGAAATGGACAATAAATCATTAAATCATTGTCTAATTCGTATTGTATATCTATTCCTGCTGCGATGAGACTTCGTTTGACTTGGTCTTCGGAGTAGTACCTGATTGTATTGCTGTGTTTTTGTCTATTCCAACTATGCATTGTGCCTTATCTTTTCCAACAAATACTCCGTATACCGATAATCTAAAATCAAATGTTCTTCCATTATATCTTAATGTAAAGTCTGTGTCAATATCAAGTCTAGGAACATATCCATAATTTCTCATTGCATTTTCAAGCATTCGAATGTATTCGCCCTTTAACCTAACGATATGAGAATCATCATAGATCTCTCCCTCGAGGTCAAATCTTTTGATATTTTTATGGGAATACATACCATAATTATATCCTTATATTCTATTTACTTTCAAAATCCTTGTATATAAATCTTCCAGAATCAAAGTCAACATCTATCATAAAATCCCCGCAAAATCCATGTCTATTCTTTCTGAAGGCACATTCTAAAATTGTAGAGCCCTGTGCTCTTCCAAGTGCAAGAACCCAGTCTGCATCGTAAGCCAACTGCTTAGACCATGCTACCTGACCTAATGTAGGAACACTATTCATATCTGTAGCATCGTCTGGAGTAGCAGAAGCAATTGCAACAATTGGAACTTGTTCACTAATAGCCAATACCTTTAATTCTCTTGATATAGTTTTAATTTTTACAACTTCATTATCTATTGGAATGTTTGGCTGCATTAACTGAATGTAATCAACAAAAACAATGTCTGGAGAGTACTGATCTATCTTACCTCTTAATACAGATGTAGAAAATTCTCCTACGCCATCATTAGAAATAATATGTAAAGATGGCATGTTTGTTAAATGTTGTTGGCCCCATAGATCAAAAGATTGTGTATCTACATCACCAGAACTTAGTTTTCTATGAGAAAACATACCGTTACCTAAGATTGTATAAACACGATTTCTTACTTCTGTCTCTGTCATTTCAAGAGATATTATTAATGGCTTTCTTCCGTTTTTCCATGCCTGAGCAGCCATAAATAATGCCAACCAAGACTTACCAATAGCAGGATAGGCAAGAAGAATGCCAAACTGACCAGGAGTAATACCCGCTGGAAGATAGTTGTCAAAACCTGCAAGACCCGTTTTAATTCCATAGTTTCCCTTCTTATTTAATTCTTTTATATTGTTAAAATGATTTATAGCATCCTCTATATCTGTTGCATCAATATCTCTAATATCTGCAGTAGTCTTTTTTAATTCTGATGTTTTTCCAATCAGACTATTTAAAGCATCGTTTGGTTTATTGTCTTGTAATTGTTTTGCTGTAGACATAAGTATTCCACTTAAAGAATCTTGTAAATAAGAAGTTCTCAATTCTTCTAAATGGTACTTTGTATTACCCACTTCAGATATTGGACTAAAGTCTCTAAATTTTTCAACGATAAGAGATACTGGAGGTAAATTAGAATTTTGTTCACTATATGATTTTATAAAGTTCCAGATATCCTTGTGACTTCTAAATAAATTATCTGGATTAGCCTGCAGCAATACATGCAGTTGTTTATCTTTTAATACTGCAGATAATACTTTACCCTCTAAATCAGCCGACATTAGTCTTTAAGCCACTCTTTCGCTTGCTCTCTTAATACTTCTCTAAGTTTATCATCTTCTTTTTTAATTTGCAATGCCTTATAAAAAGAGTCTACATGTTTAGCAAAATGATCCCAACTAGGATTAGGATATATTCTAAAATAATACTCAACAGTTTCTACCAACGCTATACGACCATATGATTCATATAACTCTTTAATTAAAAATGAGGCCTTATGTTTATTATACTTTTTATCAAACATA